AGAACAAGGCGTATTACAAGTTGGTTTCATTAGGCTAAACGCCTTGCGTAGCGGATCACGCGCGAAAATCGGAGGGTCTCGGGGTTCCCTCGATTTCGCACGTGATCCTCTGAAAGGAGATAGCTTATGAATACACCTAAAACGTCTGAAGGTTATCCTGTAACTGTTATACATGTTAATTCTGCACAGAAAGCTGATGCTACTGTATATTTTTCTTTAATTCTCGGACTAGCACTTGGATATATGCTTATCAGGGGGCTGTTATCAAATTGGAAAGCGTGATTAATCTCATTAATGTTAATGCTTTACTTTTTGGAGCCGGCATTTCAATTTTAGTCTATGGTTCTGGTTTTCTTGTATCCATGGCAGTTAGAGGATTTTTCAACATGATGGATTAGCTTGAAGGGAGGTGAAAAGGATGGATGTAATCGTTACTTCTTTGACTACTGCTGCTGGTGATTTGACAAAGCAGATTGGTAGTCTTGCTCCGATCGCGATCGGTGTTTTCGCACTTCAGTGGGGGATCCGTAAGGGCATTAAGTTTTTCAAATCTGCTGCAAACTAATATGCAATTATATTTTTATTTCGAAAAAGCGAAGAAATCTCTCTTCGCTTTTTTAATAGGTGATGCAATGAATAAAAAAAAGTTGTTTGTTTTTTTCTTGTTGATGTTCCTATGTTGTTTTTATTTTGTTCCTTTTAATTCAGTAAAAGCTGTTGCTGTTGAAGGCGCATTAGCAAGAGTTGCTTTTGATTCCGTCGGAGAAAAAGTTATTGATGGTATGGCAGAAAAAGCGGGTGTAAAGTTGTTTACTAAATCAGCTAGAGAAAAAGCGGTTGAGCGCTGGAACTTAAATGTAAAAAAACAAGTTGATTCTTATGTTGCATCTGGAGATGTGGATAAAGCTAATGCTTTAATTGATGCGAATAATCAGATTGCAAAGTTAAGTAATGCTGATATGATTGCAGATAGTAATAATCCTGCTTGGAGTAAGGTTACTTTGAAAGTTGGTTTATTTTTGACTTGTGCAGATATACTTTATGATATTTGGAATGACATGAAAAATGCTCAAGATACTCAAAAAACTTTGGAAGTTTTAACGGATTTTTCTCAAGGGTTAGCGTCTGGCGAATATGCATTGTCTTATGGATCTGTTGGTTTTGTACTTTATTTTGACGATCCAAAGTATCCTAATGGTCGAGAGGTTGAATTTACTGTTAATGGTGTTAGACGGGCTGTTAGTTATGGTATGCCTGATATAACTTATCCTTATGTTTTTTATTTTTTTATTCAAAGTGGTGATCTTTATTTGCATAAAGATTATTACTATTATACTACTCATAGTCATAATGTTAGTGATACTTATTATGGATCTGCTAAAGATGTATCTGCTTCGAGTGATGCTAGTATTGACAAGTTTACTACTATACCTAGTGGTTCTGTTGGCGCTGATTTACTGCCTACCAATAATTCTGTTTTAAACCAGCTTAGAGCTCCGGGATTGCAAAATTTTACGGTTCCATCGACATATCCAAGTACTGTTGATATTAGAGTTCCAACAACAAACACGGATGCATCTGTCTATCCTGACACTACGCCGGTGCCTTGGAATGATGTTATGCCGGAACCAGTTTTTGAACCGAGTCCTGATCCTGGAACTGATCCAGGAAAAGATCCGGGATCGGATACTGGAAAAGATAATGGGTCACCTACTACTAATCCTGATGATACAGTCAACAAATGGAAGCAGTTAGTTACAACTAAGTTCCCTTTTTCGCTACCTTTTGATGTTTACAACATTTTATCATGTTTGGTCGCAAAGCCCACTGTACCAGAAGTGCATATTAATCAGACTTTTAATTTTTTGGGTTATCAGTATCCTTTTAGAGTTGATGTTAAATTTGACATGTTTGACAAATATATTGGATTTTTTCGCACGTTCATTCTGATTAGTTTTGCTTTGTTTCTGATATCTAAAACTAGAACTCTAATGGGCGGTGGGCAATAGTGGGCAGTATCATAGATTGGATTTTGGATTTTCTCTATAAGATCGCGGCGGCTGCTGTTTCATTTTTGCCCGATTCTCCTTTTGCTACTTCGAGTTTTAAAAGTGCGTTGTCTTCTTTTTCTGAACTGATGAGTAATATTAATTATTTTATTCCGTTTGGCGATATGTTTTTGATGGCGGGAGTTTACATAGCAGCCGTTTTAGTGTGGTACGGTGTGCGGTGGATCTTGCGGTTAGCGAGATATATCGAGTAGAGGAGGGGGATGTAATGATCTCTTTATATACTGGTAGTGTCGGCAGCGGTAAGAGTTATCACGCAATTGAGTTAGGGCTTGATTGGCTGCGCGTCGGAAAGCATGTGATCGCAAATTTTCCGATTAAAGCACCAAAAAGATTTTTGTTTAAGCGGTCAGCCGTGCGGTGGCAAAAAAAATTGGAAAGATGGCATTATAAAGACGAAATTAGTGTGGAGTATCTCATGGCTTTGTCGCTTGAGATGGGCTGGTTTGGCAAAGAGTCGCAGTGTCTCGTGGTGATCGACGAGGCGGGCATAATGTTTAATTCGCGTGACTGGCAGCATGAGGCAAAATCGAGAATGAAGTGGATAAAGTTTCTCTCGCAGTCGCGGAAATTCGGCTACGACTTTATCTTCGTTTGCCAAATGGATCGCATGATTGATCGTCAGATACGCGGTCTTGTAGAGTACGAGGTTCGGCATCTCAAAGCTAATAATTCATTCTTTTTAAAATGGCTGTCTGTCTTTCGGGTCAGCATGTTTTTATATGTTTACAAATGGTATCAAACAAAGATGAGGGGAAACGTGCGGGCATCAGTATATAAAAAGTGGGTTGCCGATCGTTACGATACCATGCGTATTTTCAACCTCGAAGAATTGATAGAATCTATGAAAATGGTGTATGAAGGTAAAGTCATTCCTGCGGCGGTCGCGCAGCAGCTTGCGGTCTGGAAGGACGAGGTTGAGGAACAACTTCGCAGGCGCGAGGTCGACGCTGCACAAAACGTGGCGGGTCGGGGGTAGTTGTAAATTTGAGAGGTTGTCGCATGGGGCTGGCGGTTAAACAAGTGCAACGGTAGTCGTAAACGCAAGTCAAGTAAATTTTAAAAAAAATTTTCCTGCGAAGCGGTTAGGAAAAATTTTTTTAAAATTAGCGTAGCGGTACTTGACTATTATCGCAACACATCAATAACACACCCCATGCTTTTGTCTCGTCCAAAAACCACGTTTTTGGACCTGCCTTGCGGCGAGCAAGCGGGGGTTTGCCCGAAGGGGGCAAGGTCTTAATTAAAAAAAGGTAACTTAAAAGGAGTGATTCCGAATTGATGCGAGAAGATGCGATTATTGAAAAGGTACAGAAAAAGATTAAGGGTCAGGACATGATCTGTAAAAACTGCAAGTTTAATTTCGATGGAATCTGTGCGGCTCACGACAGCCATTGGGGTTATGGAAAAAAGATTCTCCTGGAGACAGAATCCTGTTACGAATGGGGCATTTCATTTGAGTTTTTTAATGAGTTGGCCAAGAGCTAAGTCGAGGGGATCAGGAATATGTATGTTGGTTCGGAAGCAGTAACTATATTGGTTGTTTTTTCACCTCTTCTTATATCTTTTTTTATATCAATTTATTTTGATTTTTGGCGACGTAAAAAAAGTTACTAGACTTAGTAACTTTTTTTAGAATTTTCCTTGACTTTAAGTTACTCAAAATATATAATTAAGGTAACTTAAAGGAGGAGATAACGAATGAAATTATTATCTATTTATCGTAATGACGAAGGAATTGTTTTAGAACGAAGAAATGAGTTTGGTTATAACTTTAAGAGTGTTTTCGAAACTGTCGAAGCTATGCTGGAACATTTGGATGTTTATAAAAGCACTGGGAAAATTGATGAGTATAAACTTGAGGTTTCTAAAGAGTTTTGGTCTACTGTTATTCGTTTTTTAAATACCGGTGACCTTCCTGATAAAGAAGAAGTAAAAATCGGTCGTCCTTCTCTTGGAGTTACTAAAAAAGTATCTATTACACTTCCGGAGGAATATTGGGATATGCTTGAAATATTGCAAGAAGAAACTGCATCTGCTTCCAGGAGTGAAATTCTTCGGAAGATCCTCATGGTTGTTTTGGATAATGAAGTTAAAAGTCAGATGCAGCGTAAAAAGAGGTAACAAATATGCTATTTAAAAAGAAATGTTATTTTTGTGCTAGAAAAAGTCGTAATGTAACTATTTATTTTAATCGAAAAACGAAAGTTTTCGTTTGCGATCTTTGCAAGGAATATGCTGAGAGAAGGGCTTATAAAAGGGGTTAGTTCTCTTGGTATATATTACGAAATCATAGTCACCCTGGAAAGAAGGAATGAATTTGGCAACGGTTTTGGACAAGCATTCTCTTGACGAAAAGCTTCGTCAGGTGCGGCGGGATCGCTAAAGAGTTTTGGGCTACAGTAATTAACTTTTTAAATACTGGTGAATTTCCTGAAAAAGAAGAAGTAAAAATTGGTCGACCTTCTCTTGGTGTAACTAAAAAAGTTTCTATTACTCTTCCAGAAGAATATTGGGAAATGCTTGATATTCTACAAGATGAAACGGGATCAACTTCGAGAAGTGAGATTTTAAGAAAAATTTTGACCATCACTTTAGATAATGAAGTTAAAAGTCAGATTCGACGTAATAAAATGGTTTGAGTTTTAAAATGTTATTATAATTTCCAGCTTTGGAGGGCTGTTATGTGAGTAAACAGGAGGTATTACCCCCGTATACTAACAGGGGGGTAGAAAATACAACGAAAAATGGTCTGAGGGCTTGTGTGGACTGGCTCCAAGTCACTTTCAAAAGTGTTCAGAATGTCGAGCAAATTATTCAAGTTTTAGGGCTTGATTTTGACGATTTTATGCATTTTGAGACTGGTAAATATGGATACACTTACCATTACCGTTTTGGGCATATTGCGGTCTATTATTCCAATGAAATCTCGAATTGCCATTTAGAAATCACTGGTCAAGGGTGCCGAGAGTACGAACAGTTTGCACCTCACGATTGGCAAGAGTTGCTATCATTGATACTTATGTTAGATGTCAATATCACTAGATTAGATTTAGCGGTTGATGATTTTCATGGCTATTTTACATTTAAACAGTTGATAAAAAAAATTAAAAAGGGGCATGTTCGGTCTCGTTTTAAAAAGGCTAGAGTCTTTGAAGATGTTTTGTTGAATGATGGATCGACAGCTGGAATGACCATATACTTTGGATCACAGAAATCAGACATTCTTGTGCGAATTTATGATAAATTACAAGAAAGATTAGCAGCAGGAAAGGAAGTACAAGAGGGTATCGAGGTTTGGAATCGTGTTGAAATTCAAATGCGGGATGATCGAGCGAAAACGGCTGCATATGCTTTAGTTCATAGTCTCGATTCTGTTGGAGTTACGGTTCAGGGTATTCTTAGAAATTATGTTCTTTTCTGTGATCCAAAGGATAGTGATACTAATAAGAGTCGCTGGCCGATCTCAAAGTTTTGGTTGAAATTTCTCGATAATGTTGCTCCTTTGCGTCTGTCTCAAGTTGCTCCAGACATGACGATCGAGAGGGTGAAGGATTGGTTTGAACATACTGTTGTTTCAAATTTCGCTTTGTTGTTAGAAGCTTATAAAAATAATCCTAGTTTGATAGATGATTGGTTTGTTAAGGGAAAAGAGAAACAGAAGAAAAAGCATGAAAATATGTTGAAGCGTTTTAAGAAAGAACAGTCTCTGATGAATATTTCTTTAGATGAAAGAAGGAAAGTTGTTAAGGAAACATTGTTGAAACCTAAGAGATTACATAAGAAAAAAGAATCTTCTGGGCACGAAGATTCTCGTCATCAAGAAATATGCTATATTTCAGACTCATTATAAGCTATTTTTGTTATTTATCAAAGGGTTATCTTGTCGATAACCCTTTTTGATATACTATAAAGAAAAAATACAAAGGAGTCATAATATGTCTTAACGAGGTATAAAATGCCAAGACCCAGAAAATATGATTATAAAGATGATTTGCCTGTTAAGTTACGACTTTTTATTACTTTGCCTGTTAGAGTCGTTAATAAACTTGAAGAACTCGGTTTCGATAATGTCACACTGTCGAAAGAAGTCGAAAAATATTTGATAAACTTTGTAGAAAAAAATAGCAAAAAAGATTGATATATTTTCCTTTTTTTTTTATCATAAAAACAGAACAAGATTGCTGTTACAGAAAACGTGTTCGTAAATAATTATGATCTAGGAGGTTGTAACTATGGCTTTAGTTACGTTAGAGGGCGTCTTTATGGCTGCTAATCCGAAAACGACCACTTATGATGGTAAGGAAAAAACTAGTATTTATATTGATTTGTATCAGCAGGAATCTGAAGATACTGATAAAACTGTACAGATTAAAACTGATGATTTGACTTTATTGCAAAAGCTAAATAAGGAATTTGCTATGGGGTCAGTTTTTAAATGCAAGGCTACGGTCAACGCATATA